ATCGGTTGCCCTCCCCCGTCGGTTCCCGTCTGGGTCAGCCCGACGACGGTCAGCGTTCGGTTGAGGCGCGACAGGAACAGGCTCATGGGATTCCTCGGTGTAGCCTCGGCGCTTGAAGCGGTCGATCAGTGAGGGGTGGTCGGTGTCGATCGCTCCCTTGGTGGGATGTGTGAGTCTCATGACGCGGGTGTGGTGATGAGGGTCCGGTCGCGGCTGTGGGCCGCGTAACGAATCGGACTAGTCATACCTAGTCCAGCGGCGGGCAGGACTCGACGGGCCAAGGCTCCGAGCACAGGATCTTTCTCGGTGGCTCCGGGGAAGAAGGTCTCGGAGTAGGCCCCGATGCGGATGGACTGCAAGCCTGCCGGCGTCTGCCGGTAGGTCAGGGTGTCGAAGATCACCGAGCGGATGATCTCCTCGTCGTTCGGGGTGTAGGTCACGTCCAACAGGTCGTACCAGACACCGCCGGTGTCGATGCGCTCGATGACGTTGTAGTTGAGCAGCCGGTAGTCGGTCCCAGCCGTCAGGGTAGTGGGAGAGCCAGTGGTGGTCGATGTGGTGACGGTCACCGAGTCGGTCGGGCGGGTGAGGTACACGCCATCCACGGCCATGTAGCGGTAGCGGCGGTTGTAGAGGAAGAAGGTCTCCGTCCGCTCACCGATCAAGGGACCGAGCACGGAAGTCCAGGCTTCCTCCACCTCGTCAATCATGTCTTGGGTAATGCCGTCACCGGATCGGTCCTGTGCGTCGGCAAGGCTGACGAGACTCATATCCGTGAACTCCTATCTAGGGGCCTAAGCCTCCTCAAGAGCCTCGGCGATCTCGGCCTTGGTGGCGTATGACTTGACCTCGATGCCCTTGCTCTCGGCTTCCGCGAGCAGTTCGGCCTTGGTCGGTTCGGGGGCTGGGGTGACGTTGCGACGCTCGCCGGGTCGGGCGGATGCCTGCTCCACGTCGAATCCGTCGGTGGCAATCACCATCAGGTGCTCGTTGCCCTTGACCAGCGGATCTTTCCCGAGCAGTCGCGTTCCACGCCGGACGATCTGCCGTCCGTTGGTGATGAACGGGCGCTTGACGATGTAGATGTCGTTCTTTCCCACTTTGATCCTCCATTCCTCCATGTAGGTAGGTAGGGGCGGGGGGGAGGAAGCCCCCGCCCCTAATCAACTCAGGACGAGACCGGGACGCCGCCCTGGAGGACGCGGAATGCATTGGCATCCACGACGCCCGAGCTGTTCCGCCAGTAGGCGTACAGACCGCGCATACCGTTCGGGTAGTTCCGAGCGGTTCCGAACAGGTGCGGGACAAGCTCCACGTTGAGCCCGACCCGATCAACAATCACGAACCGGCTGAAATCACCAATGACGGCAACGTTGTCGCCAGTCCCGACCGTCGAGTCGAGACCGCTGGTGAGATACACCGGGTACCCGAGCAGGCGCGGCGGAATGCCGACCTGGAGCGATTCGGCCCACAGGCCGTTGTCGCTCGAGCCGAGCTGGCGAACGAGGCTCGCAATGCCACGGCTCATCAGGATGGACGCGTTGTCCTGGTATCGGTCAGGAAGCGCGTCGATGAGGGTGAACAGGTCGCCCTCCTCGAGCGTGCCGCCGAAGCCGACAAGGTTGGTGGCACCAGTCAGCAGGCCCTCGGGCTCGCTGGAACCGGAACCGGCACCGTTGAGGAACTTGTCCGCCTCGAGACTGGCCTTGGCCTCAGCGAAGGCGCGGGTCATCTCGGAGCGAAGGGCACCCCAGTCCTCGCCAATCTCGATCGAGAACGGAACGAAAGCCTGGGCCTTCTCCACTTCGATCTCGGGCTGGCTGAGGGTCGGTGAATCATCGTCCGTCTCGGTCATCTCGGCGTCATACGAAGCCACGATGCCGTCAGAGGCGATGCCCTGCCAGACGTTGCCGCTGATCGTCACGACGCGCGAGATGCGACGAAGGGGCGAAACGGCGATGTCGGCAGTCAGGATCAGGGTCGGGTCAAGGGTGACCGGAACGGCAAGGTTGCCTTCGGTGCCCGAGCCGCCGCTGATCGAAAGGACGCGCTCCTCCTCGGTGGACAGAGAGCGATTAGCAGCCTTCTTGAAAAAGGCCCGCTCGTAGACGGGGTTGCTGGTCTGCCACACGCGCTGGGCGATCGAGGCATCTCGCTTGATGAGCGATTCCAGCCGAGTCTTGGTTGCATCCGAGTCAACCTGGTCAGCGAACGTCATCGAGTCCAGCGACCGCTTGGCGCGGTCCTGAATCTCGAACGGAAGCTGCTCCTGGGTCATCGGAGGCAGGGGGGCGTAGATGTCGCGCTGCTCGGTCCGCTTCGACTTGGCAGCGTAGAAGGTCGGCACGGCGCTGTCGCCGCGCTCGACGTTCTTGGCGTCTTCGGCCAGTCGCTTGACGACGCGCTCGCGCGCCTCCAGCTCCTGGACACGCTTCTCGATTTCCTCGTCCGTCTCGGTGAGCGTGGCGAACTCATCGCGCTGCTCATCATTGAAGGGGAGGCCATCAGCTTCGGTGTGAATGGCGGAAATGCGGGTACGCACGTCCTCCTGGTAAGTAGAAAGCTCCGCAATCGTGCGAAGCTCGTCTAGATCTTTGAGGTCCACTTGAGGAAATCCTCTCTGCTACGGAATCGCTTGGGGTTGGGCACAGCGATCACGCGGCTTCCTTCGTCGGAGTGAGGCTCATCCTCGGCTCCCTCATTGGGAAGTGCATTCGCTTGAATCATTGCCAGCAGCTTCTCCGGGTCTCCGGTGAGGCGCTGGCTCATGTAATAGTCGGTGGTGGATCGGACGCCAGCCGTTGCCCCGGCGTATGCCGGGTAGGTGACCGGGCCGAACTCGTATAGGGCCAGCTCGCGGATGGTCCGCTCGGGCAGGCGGTCGGGGTTGTGCTCGGTCTCCTTGGTGGGACGCTTCTCCCACCAGCGGGCCGGCTCCTCCTTGACCACGGAGAACCGGAACGAGGCGCCGTACTTCCCGTGGCGCAACCCGCGCATCAGCAGCGGCGGGATCTCGGGGAACAGGTCGGCCTCGTAGAAGGTTCCGATCTCGTCCTCGCCGATGTTGCGGAGGTCCGCGAGCACCTGGTCGCCCAGTGACGGATCGTGTCCGTGGTTGAAGGTGATCTGGATGCGGTCGCGGTTCTCCGCGATAGTCTTGAGAGAAGCCCCTGGAGCGATACGCTCCATGAACTCGCCCTCGAACATGGAGTTGATCCGCGTCCACTGATCGAACACCGCAAGGTGTCCGGTCAGCCTCGGCAACTCCCCGTCGTCCGACACGTCGAACCGTGCCAGTGACCGCTCGATGTTGTCTCGCAGAGGACGCGGCAATGCCTCCCGAGTTTCGGTGTCTTCCATGCCTGTCTCCTGCAATGCTTCTGCTGCTGCTCGCGCCAGTTCGGCGCTAGTCAGCAATCCACTTCCCCACTCCGCGATACCGCGCAGGGGTGACTCGTCATTCATTGGGTACTGCCTCCTGCGGGGCTTCGTTGCCGGTCGTTCCTGGGGGAAGTAGCTGCACGCTCACCAGCCCACTGTGCTGGCCGAGCAGTCGCTTGAGGTCGCCGGCCACAATCGCCTCGACGGCGGAGTCCGCGTCGTATCCATCGCGGATGAGGGCACCAATGGCGGCGGCGTTCATCTTTAGAACTGCGGCGGCGTCCTTCACGTCGTCGGCGAGGAACGGAATGTGGCGCTCGTCGTACCAGAGCCGTGCATCGGCGGGGGTGCGGATGATGGTCTGCATCGCCCCCGCGAACCCGCGCCACAACGGACGCATGGTCTTGTCGGCTGTCAGCCGGCGAGCGGCGGCGAAGTTGCCTTGGTTGAGCGAAGATCCCGACAGCGACTCACCAAGGCCGAGGATGACCGGGTGCATGCCCGAGGCCGCTGCGATGCGGACCTCTCCGGCGCCCTGAACGGCCTTGAAGTCGATCTGGCGCATATCCGAGCCGACCGGGGTAGCGGTGGCTCCGGCGGCGAGGTACAGGGTCTTGTAGGCGTTGGCAAGGCCCTTGTACTCGGTGTCCATCGTCTCCACGAGACGCTTGAACTTCTCGGGGTCATCGAGGTCGAGCGACACGACCATGTTGGGAGTGGCGCCGTTCTCGAAGAACTTGAGCTTGTGGTCCCGAGCGGCCGAGTCTCCGGTGATCTCCCGACGGACGGCCTCGATCCACGAGATGCCCCGATACGCGGCGTCGGGGTCAGGGATGGGGGCCCAATGTGCTACTTCCTCAGGCATGAGGATGACCGGCTCGTCGCCCGAGTCGTAGCCGCCGGGATGGTAGGCGTAGCCGACCACCTCGGCGTCGATGTCGGTGGAAACCGTCTCCACATCGTTGTCGGAGCCGAGGATGATCGACATCCAATCGGGACGAAGGCGACGGATTCTTCCCGACCGGCGAGCGGCGAAAAAGTTGCCCGACAGGTCAACGTCCTGGATGGCTCGGGAGAGCAAATCCCCCGTCGTGGCGTTCGGCCACGGGTTCTCCAAAAGGGCCAAGTCCTTGTTGCCGAACAGGTCGCCGGGAACGCCGTTGCGGAGCTGCTGGAACTGGAACCGCGCCTCGCTGAACAGCAGTTGGCGAGTCGCCATGCAGGTGAAGACGATGCCGTTGCGCTTGAACGCTCCCATCGTCAGGCCGGAGAAGTTCGGCCCGATCTCCTCGACCTCGCCATTGAGGGTCTGCCGGATGGTCGGGTAGCCGAGGGCGTCGTAGCTGCTCAACAGTCCCGCCAACTGATCTATGTTGAAGGGACGGAAGACGGTTCGCTCGGGAAGCCCCATCCATCGGCGGAGCGTGTCAGTCATCGCCATTGAATAAGAGGCTCCTTTGCCTTGGGTGGGCTCATCGTCTTGGCTGCTTCGAGGGCGAGAATGTCGGCCACCGCCGCGTCGATTCGGCGGCGCTCCTCGCCCTTGATGAGCACGTAGCGGGTTCGACCGTCGGCCGGATCGTCGGCGAGCCGGACTTGCTTGAGGTGGGCGGATTTGACGTGATCTGCGGTCAGCGGATCGCCGTCGTGGGTGTGCGTACCCTCGCGGATGGCGACCAGCCAGCGGTCACAGGCGGGAGCGAACTTGCTGGCCTGGTTGGTATCGAGGGCGACGACGCGAGGGTCGCCGTTGGCGTCCTCGCCGTACTGCGCGGTCCACTCCTCGATCTCGGAGTACCACTTGGGCGGGTCGCAGAACATGCGCCCGACCTTGTACCGCTTGAAAGCGGACTCGACGGCTTGGTGGACCTCGGAGCGAGGGACCGTCCAGTCGTGCGGGTCTTCGGCGGTGCGCTGCCAAGTGCCGAGGTCGAACGAGTAGCCGTCCTCGGTGCAGCCGCGCAGGACGGTGGCGTCTTGGCTGATCGAGCCGTCGAAGCCCAATCCGATGGCTGTTCCGTC